TACTGTTACTGTTGTTAATGGGGTAGCTACTATATCTTTACCAAATAATATTATCACTCCAGGAACATTAACAACAACAGGAGATTTAACAGTTAATTCTACTGGTAAATTTAAAATTGCAGTAGGCACAACAGCTCAACGCCCAAGCTCCCCAGTTGCTGGTGATATGAGATTAAACACTAGTTTATAATTTATAAATAGGTTTAATACGTGCCAAAATTTGAATACTGGGATGGAGCTAGCTGGTATAGTATTGCTACTGAAAATTTTGTTAATACTAAAATATTTGATATCAACTCAAACACCAGTGGTCAGTTAAATATCAATAGATTGCAAAATTTTCCAAGCTCAAATAGTGTGTTTTTAAGAGGTGATGGCACGTGGGCTATACCTACAGCTACTATTGTATTACCATATAACATATATACGTCTGCTTTAAATAATACAGATTTCCGTATATACAATTCTAATAATTCTTCTACTTCTACCGCTTTTAGTGTGTACAATCAAAATACTGGTTATGGTGTAGAATTTGGATTAAATAATTCTACTTCAGAGGGATATGTCTGGGCTGGCTCTACTTTAAGCTTAAAGTTTGGAACAAATGGGATAATGAGAATGAAAATCAATAGTAACGGCTCTATTGATTGTCAATCTAATGATATTTTAACAACTGGTACAATAAATGCTCAAACAGGCACTTTAAAAGGTAATAATTTAGCTGCTCACAATTCTACATCATTACAGGTTTTAAACCCGTTAAATATGCAGAGCAATGATATAACTGGATTGCCCTCATCGCCTGCTACTTCAACATCAGCTACAAGCAAGACTTATGTTGACAATAAAACAGATAAATATCAAACATTAACATATGCAAGTAATATCAATTGGGATGCTACTAATGGTAATATATCTTTTTTAACATTGAGCGGTAATTGTACAATAAGTAGTGTTACATGGTATACAACGGGAATTTCTACATTCAAATTATTTGTTAAACAAGATGGAGTGGGTAATAGGTCTTTAAATATCTATAATATCTATAGATCAGGTAGTACTTCTTCTTTAATGCCTTTATCTACTGCGGCTAATGCTACTGATTGTCTTATTTTTAGTATATCAGGTGAATCAGGAAGACTTTATCTAGTACAAGTTATTAATAATTTTCAATTTATTCCAGCTCCAGTTTTTAAGTATACTTTTGATTATACTGGTACAGTACAAACAGTAACTATTCCAGCTAGTAGTACGAATATTTGCAGGTTAAAAATATTAGGTGCTGGTGGCGGTCAAGGATTATATAATGGCGGAGGTAGCAGCGGTGCAGGTGGTTATACCATATATGAATTTAATACATCAAATTATATAGGGCAAACTTTGTATATAATAGTAGGACAAGGAGGGGAGGGAGGTATTTATGGTTCTAGAGCAGGAACAAGCGGATATCCTGATGGAGGTTGGGGTATTTCCGGTGATACATATCCCGGAGCTGGTGGTGGAAGAAGTGATGTAAGAATAGGTTCACCTAGCGGTACTATCTTAGCTATAGCTGGAGGAGGAGGTGGTGGAAGCGGTTACTCTACTAACGGACTTGGTGCTGGGGGAGGAACAACAGGGCAAAATGGTGTTCTTGCTGGAACAGGTGGAACACAATCAGCTGGAGGTGTATCGGCAAGTGGTTATCCTACTCAATTTGCACAAGCAGGATTTTTACAAGGAGCGGGGGCAACCGTAACTATTACAGGACAAACTTACGATTGTGGCGGAGGAGGTGGTGGATATTATGGTGGAGGATGTTCTGGGGGTGATGGTAGAACATCAGGTGGAGGCTCTGGTTATATAAACAACTCATTTCCTGGAAAAACTTCTACAATAATTGTTCCTGATAGTACTGGTGTTAGTATTTCTGCTTCTGCTGCTTCTGATAGTGATTTTTCAGGTGGTTACGGAGTAGGACGTGCAGGAGGATCATCTGGCACTGGTTTAAGAGGCGGTAATGGCAGGGTTATAGTAGAATTTAATTAAAAAGGTAAAAATATGAAAGTAATTAATAGTAATAGTCAAATAGTAGAACAGATAATAAAACCAATGAACCCAGAAGCTATGAATTATCTTAGCTGGTTTATGTCTGATGCTAGTAATTTAAGAGCGTGGGCAGGTCAGCTATTTAATACTGATGTGGATTTAAATAATCCTAAATTTATGGAAATACTAAATGCCGCCTTAATATCAATATCGGAACTTGAAGATGATATAGCTAAAATCAAAGAGTTTTTAGCTGGTTATACTCCTCCAAATAATAATTGATTAAAAAATAAATTAATTTATAATAATTAGTAATTGTTAATCCTTGCGAGTAAATCTATGACTGAACTACAACAAAATCCTGTTGAAATTATCCAGATTCTTCCTAAATATGTTCAAGCTTTATATAGCGATGGTGTGCTTTATTTCTCAGGTGAGGTAACCATAGCAACGGAAAGCAGAAAAGCGACTCTTTTAAATGATATTAATCTTATCAAAGAGCAACTTGCCAACTTAGAAAAAATATTAGGTTGATCATGGAAAATAAAAGTTTAAAGGACTTCGCCTTGATGTGCGAATGTTCCGAGAAAGTTGCTAGTTTTGGCATTTTAGCGGATTTCCTAAAAAAAGCAGTAATGGATTACTACTCTTATAAAAGCACTGGAGCAGAAATGCCGCTAGAAGAAAAGGAAATCTTGGAACAAAAATACGATAGATTACAGGATTTCCTAAAAGAAATAATATGATCTTTATTAGACCTATCAGACTATATTTTAATAATTTAAGTGATTCCAAGACTGCTCTTTTTAATTCAGAGGGGAATGTAGTTATTAAGTCAATTAGATGTTGTAATAGGAGTGGTCGTAATATAAGGCTTAATTTGCAAGCAATAGCATTGTTAGAAGATCCAATACAAGAAGCTTTTATGCAAGAAAATCTTTTGCTACTTGCCAATCAAACAACTGATTTACTTGCTATTATTTATGGTAATACTTCAGAAGTTGTAGAACATAGACTTCTTGATGGCGATAGTTTAATTTGTTATTCAAGTGGTTATGATGATAAATTTGATTGTACTATTACTGGTTATGAGGAAGTAGAATCTATAGTTTGAAACTAGTTTAAAACTAAAATAAGAACCTTGCACACATGATAAATTTAACACCAGCTAAGGCAAAAGTATTACAAGAACTAAAGGATTATTTCTATTATTCTGCCAATTCAGAAATACGTAAGAAATGGCGTTTACAATATAACGAAAACCTTAAGTTCTATTACGGCGATCAATGGAATGAGGAATTAAAACGTGAGTTTGCCGATGTTGGTGCTATGCCTTTTGTTGTTAATAGGGTAGAGCCAATAGTTACTACTTATGTTTCTCTGCAAATAGCAGCAAGAAAAAGAATAGCTTATAAAGCTACTACATCTTTATCAAAACATGATTTGCTAGCTGAATATTTAAATAATATGCTTTATGTTATTCAGGCGCAAAATGATTTTCAAAACAAATCTACTCAGAAATACACTGATGCTTTAATAGGAGGGCTTGGCTGGTCTCATTTTGGCTATGAACCAGATAGCACATGTACTTTTTTCTATGATTATGTAGACCCACGAGAAATATATTTTGATCCAGACGACCAATCTGCTCGTATGGAAGATTCCCAGTTTGTCTGCCGCAGTTATTTTGTTAACGGAACGAAACTAAAAAAACGCTATCCTAAATATACCGAATATTTTGATAATTTAATTGGCAAGCCCGCTGGTACTAATTCCACAGGAGAGTTTGCAAGCGGTGGAGCGGGAGCAATTAGAGATGATTATATTCCTTATTCTGATTTAAATCATGGGGACGGATTAGAAGAGTTATGGGTACTTGGTAGGTCAGCACGTATTGTTGAAGTATATTATAAAAAGAACGTTAAATATTATGAGGTAATAGTTGCTTTCCCTCCTGAGACCCCTGATGGTGTTATTACTGAGCAATATTTTTCTACTTTTGATAAAGAAGTAGCAGAAACACGAGCAGTAGATGGCTCAAGTTTAAAAGAATTAGAGGGTACACAAATTTGGAAAGGTGTGTTTTGCGCTGATGTACTCCTAGAACATGGGCCTATTGATGGACAAATACCTAATCAAAAACATTTCCCCTTAATACCTTTATGTTTGAAGAGGAATTATTTAAGCATTCCTTACGGAGTAGTTGATGGGCTTATTCCTCTTTCTACATGTCTAAATTATGTATGGACTAAAACAATTCATGGTCTTAATTCAAAATACTTAATTATTGATGAGGATAACGTAAACCTTGAGAAAATGCGACCAATACTTAGAGGAGAGCTTAATAGACGTGATGGGATGATTTTTACTAAGAATCCTCATCAGGTACAATTAATTAACTCTGAAACATTATTGCCGTTTTTAGAGCGAACCCTAACTAGAATTGATCTGGAATTTGAACAAAGAACCCAGTTGTTTGATGAACTAAAAGGAGAACAAACAAACGCAGTAAGCGGTGTTGCTATTCAAGCAAGAGCTGTTAATGCTGCTAGAACTCAAAACCCTTTACATGCAACTTATGAGCATATGTTGTTTTCCGAGGGGCAATTAATTCTTGATACAATCAGAGGTATTAAAAATCTACAATATGCGTTTAATTACTACAAGAATAACAAATTTAATACTGGATATTTAAGCGATGAAATATCAACTATTAACTTTGAAATTTTTACTGATTTTGCGCCTAATTTTGCAAGTAGCCACGAAGAAGAAGCTGCTAAATTTGAAGCATTACTTAATAGTCCTAATCCTGCATTTATTCTATCAGAGCCTCTATTTTTGAAGAAGTTAGGTTTTTCCGAGTCTGATAGTTATGCGTTAAATGAAGCGTTTATTAAAATGATGCAGGGACAGGGTGGCCAAACAGAGGGGGAATTGGCGGAAGAAATCCCAAATAATCAACAAAATATAAAATAAATAGATATATGAGTGAAAATTTAAACAAAAATACTATAGATGATGCTTTTGCAAAAATCTTTCTAGGTGAGGTAAATAATGAAAATGGCAAATCAAAAGAACCTATTATAGAAGAAATCAAAGAAAAAGAGCCGATAAAAGTAGAGGTAGAAAATGAGCAAAAACAAGAAGACCGAGAAGAAGAGCCAGAAACTGGCGACAAGCAAGAAGAAAAACAACAAAAAGAGCTGTTAAAAGCTGATTTAAAAGTTGAATATGAATCATTAAAGAAGCAACTAAGTGATGCAAAATCTTGGGGGCATAAGAAGAATGCGGCCTTTATTAATGCTAAGAAGAAAGTATCTGAGTTTTTATCTAAGTTAAAAGAAGATGCCCTTATAAATGAAGATGAAGCTGTTATTGCGCTTAAAGCTTTTGATGATACGGCAATTACTTTAGAAGAATCAAGAGAAGAGGACAGCAAAGGTAATTCGTATGCAGACCTTAAAGCTAATCTTGATAAGGAGTTTAATATATTTAAAAAATATAATAAAGATTCGGAATTAGACGAAAAATATCAAGCTTTTTTTGGATTTTTTCCCTTATTACCTGCTGATGAACAGGAGAAAATAGTAAATTATATAACTAACGAAAATCCAGAAGTCGTAATTGATCATATAATTACGACTGGTTCTGATATTTACGAAACAGTTTTTAAAGGAGCAACTAAAAGCGGTGGTTTACTTCCGTTTATAAAATCCTTGCATGCTAAAATAGAAAAGCTGGAAAAGCGTAATAAGCAGCTTGAGAGTGAGGTTGACACGACTGAGGGAATAGTGCATAATAGGTCAATAAATTCTAAAGTTTCTAACCTTGCGAGTACGAAACAAGCTAAAAGCTTTGCTGATATTTGGCAAAATTAGAGACAATGGCATTTCTTCAAAAGGAAGAGAGGCATTTTATCATTTCTTATGATAATTTCTCCCTCTAATATAGCTTTTCTTTAAAAGATTTCTCCCGTTCTTGGAATTTAATTAATAAAATTTTAGGTTTTTACTTAAAGTTAATATTTTTTAACATTCAAAAAAGAAAGGTAATTTAAAATGGCGACATTGGATCGTAATAATTTATTTCAAACTCAGCTGTTTGAGAAAAATGTATTAATTCCTTATTTACAGGATTATAGAAATGTCACTAACTTTGCCCGTTTCATGGGTGGTAGTGATGCTGTTATTTATAACAAAATGGAAAGTAAAGGCGATGGTGATCGTATTATATTCCCACTTAGACAAACTTTTGATCCTGCTGTTGCAATTGGCAACGAGCAATTAGAGGGTAACGAACAAGAGTTAACTTATGTTAGCGATATGGTAGATGTTGGCAGAATAAGATTTGCAACATTGCTAACTGATGTTCAACTTACAAACTTACAAACTAAGTTTCAATTAGAGTCTGATGTTAGAGCTGATTTGCTTTCTCAAGCGGACGTGCTTAACACTAAAAGGATTCTACAGTCTTTTGCACTTGCTTTTGATGGTGGTGCTGCTGGTGTGAACCCGAGTTTAAATCAACAATTCAGTTATTCAGATTTAAGAGCTAGAATACTCGCTTCTCGTCTTGATCAAGCCGTTGGTGGTATTTCAAGAGCTAGAATATTGATTGGTGATCCAAACCTTGTAGGCGGTAACGCTAGAACTACTTATGCTGATCTTGCAACTGCTTTACTTGTTGGAAATTTCCCAGTCGCTACTAATACAATGAACGTATCACATATACGTCAATTGTTTAACCAAGCTGCAACTGGTCAGAGTTTACCAATTACCAACGCTGCTTACACAGTGAAAGAATCTTCAGTTAGACCTTATAAATACAAAACTCATTTAGGTTTTGAGGATAAACGTTATGTACTCTTTATTGCTCCTGAGACTTATAATAAGCTAGCTGCTGACCCAGTATGGCAAGCTCAAGTAAACAGAGGTGTAATTGAGAATCAAGATCAACCATCAATTCTTTATGGTTCTATGTACAAAGGAACTATTGAGGGTGTAATGGTGATTGTTATTCCAGAACTTAGCAATTTCCTTATTACTAATGCTGCTAATAACATCTACGCTTATTCTCTTTTCTGTGGTGCTGCTGCTGTTGGTTTTGGTATGGGTCAAACTCCAACTTTTACTTTCAGAAGTTCTACAGACTACGAATTATATAAAGGTCTTGCTCATAATGAAATAAGCGGACTTAAATTGCTTAAATATCCATCCAAGGTTAGAGGTGTTAGAGGAAACAATAACAATCTAGTTGAGTATGGTTTAGTGCATTCATTTACAACCATATCTTAAAGAGGTTAATCATGTTTATATTAAATAGATACAATATTACTACTCCTGCTGCTGCCGCTGCTGTCGGTGCAGTTAACAACGTAAACCCAAACGTAATAACTGGAGCTACTGGTAATAGTGCTGGTGCTGATAGCGTTACGCCAATTGTTGCTAATGCTGAATATGCCGATCAGGTTATTAGTAAATTAGTTGCAATTAGTATTCCTGGTGGTGGAGCTTTATCAGCTGGTGTTAACAACTACCTTACTGTTGATTTAGTAAAACTTGGTATTTCAGGAACTCGTCCAGTACTTGCTGCTCTCTTGCTTGGTGTTTATAACCCAGCTTCTACTGAACAAGTAGGTGCTGGTGCTACCCCATCATTTATTGGAGTCTGGGATAAAACTGATGCTAACGTCAATTCTTTATCAGTTGTTAATTCAAAACTGATTTTAAGAATTCCTACTGCTCAAATAGCCTTATTTTTAGGTAAAACTGCGATGGTACAATTATTCTACAGTACTGCTGCTGGTGAATAACAGAGCATAAATAAAGGAGGTTTTTACCTCCTTTATATCCTTTTTGAGGTATTATGAACGTAACGGAATTAATAGAACTGACAAATCGCTTAAGTACTGATAAGAGCGAACTAACGCCTAAAGAAAGAGCCGCCTATTTGCAATACTTGAATATGGCAAATGATGAGCTTTACGAAATAGCGTCGTCTGGTCTAAGTTCAATACTAGTAAATCAAGTTGTATATTTTAAATCTTATGGAACATTTAAGGATACTGGTGTATTTGCATTGCCAAATGATTTATTTAAAATAGATGGTGTTTCTGTTGATCAAGTACCTTTAAAAAAGAGAAATTTTGTTACTGCAACTACTGTTATTGCACCTGATGAATACATCCCTTATAGAAATTTGATATTGTCTAATGTAGGTAGTTCCGCCTTAAAATATCCAACCGCTATTGATCCAATAGACAACGTAACTAAAAAATATTTATACATAACTTATTATCCTAATCCAAAAAGGTTAGTAGAAAACATTAACGATGCTAACCTTGAGACTGATACTCCTGTTTATCCTCTTCCATATCATATATTTCTAGTCCACGGGGCTTTATATTATTTCTATTTTAGCAATAAAGTCTTTATGGATAAAATGGCTTATATAAGGAATGTATGGGAAAAAGATAAGGAAACGTTAGCTAAATTTAAAAATTATGGTTTATAATGTTTAATCATCACCCACAAACATTACCAGTTCCGTTTCCATTTAAGGGTATTAATACCAATACTAAGGATGATATTAGCTACGGCCGATTTATTCAGAATATATTAGTTAGCGATAATAAAACTGGTGCGCTGCGATATGGTACAAATTTAACTGCTAGCTTTGCTTTTGATGATGCTGCTTATTGGCGAGAAGTTATAGCAGTTATGCCGTTCTTAAGAGATAATGGAACATCTGAGAAACTGGTTTATGTCAGGTATCTTGATCAATCAAGCATAACTCATCAAAATATCACAATTGCCCAGCATCCCGATTTAGCTGGATGGTGTAGAGCAACACTTGTTCTTGCCAATTTCCAAGAAGAATATAGAGCCTTTTTAAGAAACTCTATTAATGATGGAATACGTATTTATTTTAAACAGGAAATAGGAGTGGAAACTGAAATTAATGTTGTAACTTCTACTGATCAACTAATAGTGTTTGATTTCCCTGTCCTAAGAAATAATATTACTAATCCTTTTCAAGTTTATATTGAAAGAGCATTAATTGCTAGAATTACACCGAATAATAATTATGAAATTATAACTGATCAAGTAGACCCGCTTGTTATCGTTTCATACGTAAACTTTCAAGGTAAATTATTAATTGCCAATGGAGTTGATCCAGTAAAAGTATATGATGGTAATCAGTTAGTAGGTTTAAAAGCCCCTGTTCCTATTCCAAATGTTACTCCGATTACTAGGAATGGATATAATTTAACTTTTTCTATTCCACAAACTTATCTAGCAACCTTTCAAGCTGATATTAAGATAGGTGATCAGCTTACTTTATTTTGGCAAGACGGGGGAAGTATAGATTTTTTAGTCCAAAACCTAATTTATAACGTTCCTGCTAATAATCAAGTTGTAGTAACAATAACAACTAATTTTCAACCTGGAGCAAATATTAGAAAAATAATATATCAAAAACTATGTCCATCATTTAGTTATCTAGCTGTTGTGCATAAAAGATTATGGGCGGTAGCAGGAGGTAGAACATACAAAGATAAATTCAGATCACCACTTTTGGCAATGAGAGCTTATTACGCCGCTAAAACAGAAAGTATTTATGATTGGTTTAACCCGCAAACCAATGAAATTGATTTTATTAACTTAAGTAACAATTCAAGTGTTCCCGATAATTTGGAAGCAATAACAATGTTTGAGGGGAGAACTCTATTTTTGGGAAGAGAGACAACACAGGTTTGGATAGGTGAAGACCCAACAACTCATGATGACGGACAAGGGATTGTTTTACCAGATTTTAAATGGGAACAGACCTTGCCAGTAGGAGTAATCCAGCAAACTTTATTTGTAGAAGTTCCAAATAATCTTATATTCTTATCTAAATATGGGATTGTTTCTTTAAGTTCCATTAATCTTTTTAGGCAACTGCAAGTATCTTATCAGTTTTCTACTCCTATAGATCATTATATTAATAGCCAGCTTAGCTTTATAGAAACTGATAGGGATTTTAGAAATATGAGAGCCTTTTTATATCCTTATGGGCGATTTTTAGGTTTTAGAATAAAATATAGCTGTTTTATTTATCAATTAAATAGCGAGGGTGCATGGGTCGTATTTAGTGAGAACTTTGCAGAAAGTTCAAGTCTTTTATATGATTCTACTACCCAAAATTTATATCTTGGAATGCCGCAAGGAGAATTGCTGGTTTATTCTGACAAAGTAGGTAAACAATCATATCTTGAATATGGCAAAGGTTATATGTCATGGTTTATTGCCTATAACTGGACTTTTTTTGAAAGCACATGGGCAAATACCGATGTTTATATTGATAGTAAAACTCTAGAATCTCTTAATGTAAAAGTGCGTATTTTTACCGATCAGGATGAGACTCAAAGTATTAATGAGGAATTAACAATAGATAAACAGGGGGTATTGTATGATGTTTCCCCTTTTGGATTAAAACCTTATCCTTTAAATGAAACATCTTTTACTCATGAAATAGTTAGATTTACAGCTGACTCTTTAATGATTGAATTATCAGGCACTAGTAATGATTTATTTGTTTTTAATAAACTATTTCTAGCAGGAGGAGCTAATTAATGGCATTAAATCCTTTAATTATTAATAAAAATTATTTTAGCGGGGTACAAGCTAGAGGCGATTTTATAAAAGCTGGTGATCTAGACAAACAATTTGTTACTATTAGCAGTTATATTAATAAATTTATAGTTCCAACATTAAATCAATTAATCTCAAGTCAAATTCCCGGTTCTAATAATCCAGTAGACGCTAATAAAAATCTTATTAACGTTGGTGATGGTACTACAAAATGGGATTTCCCTAAGGCCGAATATATACCAGATTATTCATTGCCTCTTAGCAAACTTGTGCAAGCAAATCCAGGTTCAATACTTGCCACTGATAATAATCAGATATTTAGAGCTGTAACTCCTGCATCTAGCGGTCTTGCTTTAACTGCAAGAGTCCAGAATACTCCTATCTGGAAAAAAATAGTTGGAAATGAATCGATTAGTAATAGAGTAATAACTAGTGAAAAAATTGCTTTAGAAGGGCTAAGGTCTGAAAATTTTGCAGTTAGTTTTGAGAGGTCATTTATTAGAACAATTATTAGAAATCAGTTAATAGCCTCAAATACAATTCCTACAAGAAAAATAGCTAATGGAGCTGTAACTGCTAATGTATTTAGTCAGTCAATGGTTAATTATTTATGTGGTTTAAATAGCACACAAATTGCGTTAGGAGGTAATACTGCGCCTGATAATTTTATCACAAGCCATAAATATATAAATCATTATCCAGGCGTAGCATCACCAATTGATCATACTAAAATAGTACCTGGGTTTCAAATATGGTCAGGTTTATATTGCGCAGAAGAGGGAAGCAAAGCTTTTAATGTTGGAAATATTGCTAGGGGAGCGATCACTAGTAGAAATATTGCTAATGGTAGTTTAGATGGAAGCCGTATATTTAGTTGTCCTAGTGGAAGATGGGATGAGAGAAGAACACCAAGGGCTATAGCACAATTATTAGCTGATGGTTGTATAGGTGTGAATAATATACCTGTTGAGTGGAAGCAAAAATTAGGGTTGTAATATGAGCATAGATCAATTTACAAGAGATGCAGCATATTTTCAAAGCAGGCGTGATAGTGGCATGCTATTAAATGCCGAGGATTTGGATTTTCAATTTAATAATTTAATTGATTATTTAAATACTAAAATAGTTCCAATAATAAATAATTTTATACAAGGGGAATTTATAGGAGTAAACAACCCTGCCTTGTCAGATGCCTGTTTACTTAATATTGGTGATGGAAATACTACATGGCAAAAAATTGATTCCAATATTTTTCCTGATTATTCTATTCCGCTTAGTAAATTTACTCCTATTACTCCTTTTGGTGTTATAATAACTAACAAACAAAGTAACTGGTCTTCTCTAGCATCTAATTTAAACAATAGTATATTGTTTTCTAGAAATAAAAGATCACCTGTTTGGCGCAAAGTAGCTACTGGCGATATTGCTGATAAAACTTTAATAGGCGGTCATATAGCCCTAGGAGCAGTTAAAATTGAACATCTAGGAGCTGGACTTAGAGAGGCATTATTTGCCGCTCCTAAAGTAATATTAAATGAAAATATTGCTGAAGCGCAAATTACAGAGGCGAATTTACAGGATAATAGTATAACAGCTGATAAAATAGATACTACATTACTTCAAACAAGACAAACTGGGATAAATGCATGGAATTTTGCTTGGCGTGATAATTCTATAGAAAATAGACATATAGCCGATCAGGTTTTAATAGGGGGATACGGCATCCTTGGTGTGCAATCATCACAAGGAGCTAAATATACGTGTTTACAAACACGTTATTCTGGCATTAATACTGACGATGATGCTAATTATACATTTACATCTGATAATATTATAGATGAATCAATAACAGATACTTTAATTGGTCCTACTCCGGGGTTTGGCTTTTACTCAAGATTATTAAATGAATACCAGTTCGAAAATGGAGCAATAGAAGCAAAACATATAGCAAATGGTAGTGTATGGCTTGCTGGGATTGGTCAGGGACAGTATCCTAGTAAAATACCAGCATCAGCACTTGATCCAGTAATTAGAGCAAAACTTGGGGTATAAATGATTGATATACTAGACCGTAATTTATCTTTTTTTAGACTTTTGCGTAATGATAAAAGAATAATTGAATCTTTTGATCTTGATAGTCAATTTGTTTCGGTAATAGATTATTTGAATGATGTAATAGTTCCAGCTGTTAATGATATGCAGGCAGGAGCATTGCCAGGAATAATTGGTAGTGTTAATTATTTTATAACTAACGTAGGTGATGGTTCCGTTACATTTAAAAGTTTGGATAAAGTTATTCCAGATAAAACAATTGCTTCTACCAAAATAGAAAAAGATGCTTATAAGGGAAAAGTATTAGTTTCAAATAATGCGGGGCAATTAGCTGTAGCAGCTGGTCCAACATATAGAGAAATGGTACTTACTTATAGAAATGGTGATGTTCCACAATACAAATTTATAACTACTGAAAATATTGAGGACAGAGCTATTACTTATGCGGATATTGCAAACAAGGCAATTATTAAAGAACATTTAAGTCAGGAAATATTGGATATAATAGATGCCGCTGTGCCTAATGAAATGATAGCAGAGACGTTAAATATTACAGGTAATAACTTTAATGACTTTTCTATTACTACCGATAAATTTGTCCCTAATACCATTACTACATATAATAAACTAGGTATAATTCCTAATACTTTACCAGATTTTCCCTCTAATGAAAGTTTATATTGGTCAAAAATTATTTTAAGACGGCATGTAAAGAATGGAACTATAACACCAAACAAAGTAAGGCCTGGTACTATTGGAGCAGTGCATTTTAATAAAGTTCAATGTATTACAAAAAATAAATTAGCTTCTGGAGTTATAAATGATACATTTCTGCGATTAAAACCAGGGGAAAAATACGCTTATTTCTTCACAGATTCTACTAGAAAATCATTTCCCTTTACAGCAAGGTTATTAGCTCCTGATTTTCGTTTGCAGAGAGCGCAATTAGGCGTAGCTAGTACAGATCCTTATGACGTGATGGGCTTACATCCTATAGGAGCTAAAGATTTTGAGGATAAAGTATATTTAGCTTTGAGAAGATTTGGAATTACGGGATAAAATGAAAGTAATAAGAACTAATTTAAATTTATGCGAAGAGGCTATATTTAATCTAAGTATTAGAAAGGGTAGGGACTTAGTAGGAAACTTGACTGTATATAAACACCCACAGGACAGAGTAGGGGGACAAGTACATATAGAGATTGCCCCGAAATGGCGTAATCGCTGGGTTAGTCGGAAGCTTAGAGATGAGTTGATGAATAAATTAATATCTGTAGCTAAAGGATTTGGTTTAAAAGTTTTATATAGTACGGCATTCACTAGCGTAAGCCCTAGACTTCTTGAGTTTGCGGGTTTTAGCGAGTATAATGTCAGAGAGCCTAAAACGTATTATTATTTAATGATTGATGGAGCGTAAAATATGGGAGTAGCAGCAGCATTACCAGTTGTTGGAAAAGCCTTACTTGGCGGAGCTGTAGCAGCTGGGGCAATGTCCATAGCAAATAGAAATACTAAAAGACCGCCAGCACCAATAACTGGTTTGCCAGAATCGCAAGCAATTGCTAATAAATATAAGCCTATTAATTTTGTAAGCATCATGGATAGCTTAATGGGTGATAAGTTAGATATAGTCCGAGGCGTTGATGGTAAAATTAGCATGAATTTTACTAACCCAAAAGGCAAAATTACTCGGATGTCTCCAGAACGCAATATTGATGAAAGAGCAGTAGAAGTAATAGCTTTAAGTTCAGCAATGACAAGACTTAATAATGCTATAGAAGAAATGGAGCGAACAAGTCCTTATTTAATACCACAGAATCAGGAATTTATTAATAGCTATAAAACAGCTGTTAATAATGCTTTAGATCGTGGTTTTGATTTTAAGCAACAGTCTATAGATGGAAAACTTAGCAAAATGGGTTTATCTAATAGTTCAACGGCTCTTGGAGTGCAAGTTGCTTTAGCACGTGAGAAAGCCAACGCTTACGCAGAAGCGGAGTTAAAGCAAGCTGAACTTGCACAAGGACTAAAACAACAGGCTATTAGTAATTTAGCTTTAAAAGGTAAATTGATGAATGACCAAGCTAATACTGAACTTGCACGATTTAGCGCAGAAACAGGTAATCAAATACAGCTAAAAGGTCAGGATATCCAAAAAGAAATAGCCCAAGCAACGCTAGAACAGGATAGACAAAAGTTTCTAACAGCAGCGGGGCTTGATGCTTTAAATACTGGCAATCAACAATCAATAAATGCTGGTGCTGTTGATGCTAGCCGTGTTGCTAGTTTTAATAATGCAAACCTTACAAGGTATGGCATGACAAGTAATCCTATAGGAGAAGCATTTGGTACTTTTGGCGGTGCTTTAGCTGGTAATTTAGGAACTAATTTTGCTAGTAAATTTCTTAATAAACAAGAAGAAAAGAGATTATGAAAACGACAGGTTATAAAGAATCACTAGAACAATATAAAGATTTAGTAGATAAAAAAGGGTTTTCTGATTATTTAGGTGATGCTTTCTCAAGAGTTGGAAGTGGGCCAGCTCAAGGAGCATCACAAAGGATGTCTAATGCTATATTATCAGGACTAGGTAGCGGTGTTAGTGGCGCAGCCGCAGATGAAAGAAAAGAAATGCTTAGTCCATATCTAGAGCAAGCTGGACGTATTACAGCAAAGGCAGCTGAACTTGAGGCACAGATGCAACAGGCGCAAAGTTATCAATTAGCAATAAATGAGTTTGGCCAAAAGTATACTCCCCTTGTTGCTGAATTTGCCGCTGCTGTAAATTCAAATGATCCAAGAGCAACAATGATGTTTAAGGATTTAGTTAACAAAGCGCAAATGATTCCTGGATTTGAAAATCTAGAGGGAGACAGCTGGAATCCAAGCGGCGGGTTTGGTCTTGCTTTAAATACCCAGACGGGAGAATATCGCAAAATTACTGCTGATGAAATAGTTAGCGCAGTTGCACCAGCAGCACAAACAATATATGGCGATCAATGGTTTGAAAAATTTATGCCTCTTAATGCTGGTTTTGCTAAAGATGCGGCTTATGCGTTTAATATGAAAAGGCAAGAAGACGCACTTGGTTTAGAGGGTAAAAGAGCGGACGTTAATTTAAAACAAGCTCATGCTGGAGTATATCAGCAACAGGCTAATCAAATTCAGAATGAGATGCAAGCTCCTAAGCCTAAATATAGTGAGCCAGTAATGAATAAACTTATTGAAAGCAATCAAAAATGGGTTAATGAACTTGCTAAAGAACATCAGACTCTTGAAAGTCAAAGTAATGCTTATAAACAAATAGCAAGCCTTATATCAAAAGAAAAAGAAGCTTTTGGTAGAGCTGGCAGCGGTATAATAAAAACAGCACAAAGAGCTATTAACAAATCTGGAACAGAAAGCGAACGTAATCAAGCCTTAATTGAACTATATAAACAACCATTAATGGCAGGAATAAAACAGATATTTGCTGGGGCTACTTCTGATTATGATATTGCAACGTTTATGGCTGGTTTACCATCCTTAGATAAAAACCCAGATGCTGCAATTCAGGTAGCTTTAGAGCGAGCTGCGCAGCTTGATAATCAAATACAAAAAGATAATTTAACCCGAGATATAGTGGAAAATGAATTTGGTTATAGTGAACCTTACAATTCTTTGGCAGTACAAAATAGAGTTAAGGAACGATTTAAACCTGCAACAGCTAATACTGGGGTTGTTACTATGGCAGCTCCTGATGGAAGTACAAGGCCTGTGCCAGCTGCTCAGGTAGAATATTGGAAAAGCAAAGGGGCTAAGGTAGTTGATGAGCAAAAATAATTTCTGGGCGGAATTTGATAGCGGCTTTGAGAATAAACAGGTTACCAATAATTTCTGGGCAGAATTTGATAATCCACAAGAAACAACTGGATCAAATGAACCTAGTATTGGTCAAAGAATAGCATCAGGAGCAAAGGCAATAACTGCTGGAGTAGCTGGCGCAATACCTGATACATTAAGTCTTGCTTATAATTTACCTGCAATGGCTCAAAATGTGCAAGTTGCCGCTGGTAATTATCAGGCAAATCCTTACGCTTTTGATTTCGCCCCTGCTGAAGAAATGACAGCTCCCGTTCCTCTTATTCCATCAGCAACAGAAGCTATTGATCAAGGAATTGATACTGTTACAGGTGGATATACAATAACCCCAGAAGATCAGAAATATATTAATGAGGGATTAAAAACTGGTGCATCATTTCTAACTGGTGGAGGTCTTGCAAAAACTGCTCAAGGAGGGGTAGCTAAACTTGGTAGCATGATTGGAAATACTAGCCCGCTGCAAGCTGCTGGAGCTGCTGCAATGGGCGGGACTACTTCTTATTTAGCTGATCAGGGAGCAGGAACTGGCGAGGCAATAGGCGGAGGTCTTGCTGCTAATCTAGCCGTAAATGCTGCCCCGTCTTTAGCCAAAGGAGCTGGAGGCCTTGCTGGTCGTGCGGCTCTTTCTGCTGTAGGCCTTGGTAAGAATAAACTGAATCTGGAAGCAGCAAAGGCAGCGCAAGGATTGGATATTGCACTTCCAAAGGCAGCAGCAAGCGAGGGAAAAGCAATTGCTTTAGCTGATCAGTTTTTAAGTAAAACTCCTGTTGCAAGTGGTGTTATGAGCAAAAGATATTCAGATATGGCAGATAAAGTCATGAAAGAATTGGATAAGGCTTATGATAGTGCTTTGCCAGCAGCTGAACGAGTTGGCGTTGAAGATAAAATAAGACAGTTATATTCAAATGCTAGAGAATCATTACCTAGTGAGGCTCAAATAGTACCCCGTAATGTAACTTCTGTTACGGAACAGGTTAAGGCAGAACTTGCAAAATCTGCTTCTTTATCTGCTGGCGAGAAAAAAGTATTAAGCATAATTAAGGACTATGAAGATAAGTTTGTACCTATGGGAATTAAAAGAATTCCAAGCCCAGTTGAGGATTTAGTTGCAAGTCAGGATTCACTTGGCAAAGTTGTAGATTGGAAAGATACTAGTGTAAATTGGCAAAAAGAGAAAAAAGCCGCTGCAATGGTTAAAAGGCTTTATAACGCTATTAGTAATGATCTGGAACAATACGGCAAAACCAATCCCGAATGGTATAACTATCAGAAAGAAGCAGACAAACTATTTACCAAACTTTCTCGTAGAAAAGAGTTAGAAGATATGTTTGGTGCTGTGGAAAATACTGCTACTGGTGAAATGTCCTATAATAGCTTGTCAAAAATACTTAATGATGAACAGAATAGAGCTAGATTACAGAAAATCACTAATCCAGAAACCTTTGATCGTTTAGACAAACTTAGCAAAGTTGCCCGTGCGATGGCAATTAAAAATAAAAATATTCCGAATCCATCAGGGACTGCTGTAACTCAGAAAACTTTTGATCTTATATCAATTTTAACTGGTGCATCTGCGGTAGTTGCTCCTGAAAAAACAGCATTAGCAGTAATTGGTGGTTCTGGTCTTGCTCATTTATTAACTGATAAGAAAACATTGGATTTAGCTATTAAATTTGCAGAAACTCCTATTAATATTAATGCTGTTGAGTTTGGTAAAAGAATGAAACAGATTACGGGTTATACGCCTGTAACAGCTCTTAGAGAGGCACAAAAACTTGAGCAAGGACAAGAGCAGACAAGCGGCGAAGTTAAATCTGGAGAACCAGCTAAAAAAGCCCCTGCGTTTAATAAAACTATTGAAGATATGTATAATAATAAATATATCAGAAATTTTATTGAAGCTGATTAAATAAAAACAATAAAAAGCATCATTATATAATCTAAGATTTTATC